CACTAAATTCTTTTAATTTCTCAACGGCAACTTTCTTTTCGTCATTTGGTTTCTTAGCCACCTTATCCTCTCAATGAAGTAACAATATTTACATGACTAGAGTGTGATGGAATTATTTTTCTGGAAGATAATCTATTGTTTCAGACACAGACTTTTTAGGCTTTTTGCCCTTCTTTTTCATATTAATAGCAATTGCTGCTTGTTGTGCTGCGTTGGCTGCTTCAAGCATAGACAATATTTTTTGCTTCTGCTCTAATGTAGCATTTGATAATAGTGGTTTTACCTTATCTACAAACTCTTTTAGTTTTTTCACTTTTGGTTTAGGCATGTTGAATTTCACTAAATTGTCCTTTGCAATTTTCATCATGTCTAATACTTCTTTGTCGCTTAATGACGGACTCATTGATTGGCGCCATACTTTGAATTTTTCTTCATCACTCATGTTAGGATCTAACAAGGCTTGACGCATAGGTGTTGCTCTTGGGCCCTCATGATAATCTTTACTTTGTGGATCACTACCGGGAGCCTTTGTATCTTGTCTGCTCATTACAGTAAGATTATCAAGACCAAATGACTTATATGGTTCAACACCTGTACTCTTTGCTGGCTTTAGTAAATATCCAAATGCTTCTTTTTGATCAGCACCGACAACAAGTGCTACATCTTTATATCCTTTGCTACCCAAATCAGTTAATACATCATTTAATGTTGGCTTGTCGGCACTAGGCAAACTAAAAATATTTTTATATTTAGGAAACTTCTTTTGGTACATTGACAATTTCATTTCAGGTGGTATAGGATCATCTTTGCCAAAACTGCGTGATACGATAAAGAATGGTTGTGCTCCTGTACTTTCTGCTTGATGTATAACAGCATTGACAAGTGCATCATGTCCGGTATGACCCATACCTCGACCCCAACCAAGTACTGCTTTTTTACTTCCTTCTTTTGCTTCTCGTACTGCGCTGTCTCTAGGCTTCCATGTTGACTGATCGATTGCTTTAACAAATTGTCCAGGTATATCATATTTGAATTTGCGTCCAGGATGTGCTTGTGCATATCCTTCAGGTCTAGTTTGTCGTATGCCACCATGAGTTTGTTTTGATAACTGTTGTATCAATATTGATTTTTGTTTGCTTAGTGCTTCGATTGCGCCTAATGTTGCTGTTAATCCTTCTTTATCAGACAACATTGCTTCTGCTTTTTTAGGACTTAAGTTTGCCTTAGCCCAGTTAGGAAAATCTTTTGTAAGTCCATCAGTACGCAAATGCTTATTTAAATATGAATATAATTCTTCTGCTGGTTTACTTAAGCCGGGTTTTGGCTTCAAATAATTGTCAATTTTACTTCCATTTGATTTAATAAATGCTTCTACATTATCAAGCATTTTTGTGCCAATTTTTACAGGCTCTTGCACATAAGTAGTACCTTGTACTAATACATCTGGTGTACTTAATTTTTCCGCGTCAGGAAACCTAGTTTCATCACCTGATCCTACAGAAGGATAATAACCTGTAGCAGCAACACCTACCTTAGCCTTACTAATCTTTTTGCCTAAATCACTATCTGCTGGTATATGAAATTGTGTAATGTTTGGTTGAAAATCGTATGTATTTGTTTCTTTATTCAATACAGGCATTGCGCTTTCGCCGTCTGGCTTAGTGCCTGGATAGAACAATAATCCACCTTCAATAAATCCTTCTTTAGGACTAATCTTTTCAAAATATGGCCATAGCATAGCAAACTGTTTTGCAAATTTTGCGCGTTCTTTAGGATCGCCGCTGCCCGTGCCTAATACGAACTTAGCAACATCTTGCGGTGATTTTGTAAGTGTTGGTGCGCCACTCTTTGTTTGTGTTTGACCACGCTTTAAATATGCCCATGCATTCTTTGGAATCATCATGAAGTTACCACTTTCATCACGACCCCAATATACTACAGGCATGCCGTCCCATTTCAATTCAATGCTACCGCCTGTTGTTGCCATGTCACGCAATCTTTCTACCGCATGTAGTCCACCATGACTACCATGACTTAATACTAAATCTTCTATATGCTGGTACTTACGACCAACATCTTGTGCTTCAGTAACAGGCTGATTAAAATATTTGTCTTGTATTGCTTTATATTTCTCAGGATATTTTTGAAGTGCCTTCATCATTTTTGTAGGATTACCCATATCGTCTGCTGTGGCAGTTGGGCCTATAATAATTTTGGCAATCTTGTCTTTATCGTTAGCAACCAATTCTTTTGTTTCACGATCTAACAGTCCCTTATATGGACTCATCATCAAACTCTTGTGTCCTTCAATGCTAGTCATGTTGGCAAGGTCTGCCCACATCGCATGTAGTGTGCCACCTTTCATTGTTGGATCAGTGTAGTCATGTGTGTGCAATGGTTGTGCTGCTTTAGCATTTTCAACTGCCATTAAATCTACTTGTACTACATCATCTCCTGCACCTGTTGGCACTCCTACATGTATGCTTACTCCAGTGCGGGCTGCTGGTAAACCCTTGTCTTTAAAATAATCTTCTAGTGCTTTACGACTGAGTTTTAGTTCTTTAGCGGGAAATGCTTTCATCAATTCTTCAGCATCTATCAATGCATCAATGTCGCTTGATATTTCTTTTTTGCCTGCACTACCAATTGGATATAAGTTTAAACCTTTTGGTAATACTTTTTGCAGATTTCTGACGGCGGTAGGAAAATTCTGTTTGCTAATAGGTTTAGCATTAGGAATTACATTGCCGCCCTCAAGCAAAATCATATTAATAGCTCACTTTAACGAACTGGACTACGCCGTTATTGAAATCTTCAATCTTGGCTCTAATATAAACAAAATTACCGTCTATGTTCATATATGCACAGGCATTAGATGCTAATTGCGGTTCAGAATTAGGGGTAGCATTTGCATTGGCAGTGACTTGCCCAACTTTAAACCAATCAGTACTAGTTGGATTAGTTGCTAATGTAGCCTCAAAAACTAGGTTACAAACACAATTACTCATTTTGTAATTAATTGTTTGTAAATCTTTATTTCCTAAATAATAAGAAGCAGCAGGTTGACTATTACCTGTTAGTGTATAAGGTGCAGAATTTCCCGGATTTACATATGCTGTTTCGGGAAATAGAATTAGTGTGGTGGTTTGTGGCATTAGGCTTTTTGAACCTCAACTACAATTCCGTCGCCTACAAGTTCTTGCGCGACCTGCTCTAGTGCTGCTAGTACTTCGGTACTAACAATGTTTGCTGAATCTTTATCGTTATCCTTGACTATTTTGCTTAGTTTTATGACAACGACATCTTCTACGATTTTAGCCATAAATACTCCATTTTGTTAGAGTATTTATCAGTATTTAAGGTTCTTTGGCTAAAGTATATGTTTTGGCTAGCATGTCAGGGAACCACATGCTTAAAATAGTCAGCATTTGCTGGTCGTTATATTCCACAAAATACGACCCATGTATATATTTATATGGATGCCAAGTATTGTGAAATAATGAAGTAAATATCCCCTTACTAAAGTTTAGAGACTTGTACATATCCTGTAGTGTACGGACATTATCACTAAAGTCTTTAGGTATGCGTTTGCCCCTAAAGTATGTTCTATACTTGTATTTTGGTTGCCTTTTAAAATATAATTTGTCAGGATCAAAACAAATAGCCTCAGTAATGCGCACTCCAGAATCAATACTGTCAAGTGTTTGTAATAAAGGTAGTTCGTTACTGAAAAAACTTACATGGTCGCCCTGTATTCTAATCATGCATTTCTCTTTGCTAACTACATTACGCCAAGTAATCAATTGACTAATTCTGTCTAAATTGACTTCATCCCAATATTCTTTCCATTCATCAGTAAGTACTCGCACACCATATCTAGGCTTATTATCACGCAACTTTTCCATGCGTGACATAAAAGTTTCCATATCTGGGGTATAGTAAGTGTAGGCAGCACCCTGTATGTAAACTACAGCCCTATACTTAAACTTATTGAAATAAAGTTTATTTCTTTTTTCAGACGCTAAGTTGTATAATTCCATCTTCTCCAACCTTAGCAGTTGCCTTTTGCATTACACTAAATTCAATCTTATCGTCCTTGAAGATAGCCATGACATTAGCATCTTTGATCTTTTCAAACAAGATTTTCTTACTCAGTGGTACGCGAATCAACTCGTCAATCTTGCGAGCAAGAGGTCTTGCACCCATCTTCTTGTCATAGCCCTTCTCAGCCAAATGATCGACAACCAACTCAGTAAGGTTGAGTGTGATGTTGTGTTTTTCAAGCAATGACTTTTTAACATCGTCAACAAACTTAATAACAATTTTCTTAATTGAAAGATTATCAAGTTTATTAAACTTACAAACCTTATCAAGACGGTTTCTAAATTCTGGCTTAAAGAAGTCCTTTAGTGCCTTGTCATCTTCACCGGTCTTTTGTAAATCACCGAAACCAATGTTGTTGCGTTCACCGTCAGCACTACCTAAGTTGCTGGTAAGGATGATTACGCAATTCTTACATGACACTTCCTTACCATTGCTACCAGTGACACGGCCCTCGTCAAGAATCTGCAAGAAGATATTAAAGATATCTGGATGCGCCTTTTCAACTTCGTCAAACAACATAATAGCATGTGGGTTCTTGCTAAGGTCGCTAATTAAACGACCGCCTTGAACTTGACTGTCGCCGAAACCAACATATCCGGGCGGGGGACCGATCAATGAACTTACGGTGTATTTCTCACTGTATTCACTCATATCATACTTTAACAAAGGCATGTCAAGATTTTTACTTAACAACTTTGCAAGCTCAGTCTTGCCAGTACCGGTGGGACCAAGGAACAAGAAACTTGCTATGGGTTTTGTTTCATTGTTGATTCCGGCAAACGAAACATAAATTCTATCTAGTACTTCTTTAACTGCATCATCTTGACCATACAACTTAGCCTTGACATTTGTTTCAAGGTTAGTAATCTTATCAAAATTATCGCCGTTTAGTTTATCAGCAGGAACGCCTGTGAATTTTTCAACTTGATCGAATACTAACTTCTTAGTAATCTCTACACCCTTATTTTCAAGCACACGCTGCTTTGCGCAGGCTGCGTCAATAAGGTCGATACTCTTGTCAGGATTTTTACGGTCGTGAATATAACGGTCTGCGCTATCTACTGCTGCCTTGATTGCTTCATCCGTAATAACTACATCATGGAAATCTTGCAGCCTTTCACGCAATCCACTTAGAATGCGTATCGTTGTATCATGTCCTGGTTCGTCAACACTTACCTTATAGAATCTGCGCATCAATGCACGATCCTTTTCAAAACTTTCGTAATACTCTTCCCAAGTAGTTGATGCAATGACCTTAAGAGTACCTTTAGTGATCGCAGGCTTGATCATATTAGCAAAGTCAACGCTACCATTACTAGTACTACCTGCACTTTTCATAGTATGTGCTTCGTCAATGAATAGAATTGCTTTCTTCTTTGTGTTTAGTGCTTGCATGACTTGCTTTACCTTTTCTTCAAAGTCACCGCGATAACGGCTGCCAGCAAGCAAACTTGCAACTTCTAAACTATACAACTCAAATCCCTTTAAAAACTCAGGGACTTCATCATTGATTAATGCTAATGCGATACCTTCTGCGATGGCAGTTTTACCAACACCAGGATCACCAACCATCAACACATTGCTCTTAAATCTTTTAGCAAGGATGTTGATAATATCATCCATTTCTTTATGACGACCAATAACAGGTTCAATTTTATCTTTGCGAGCCAAATCTGTTAGGTTAGTAGTAAAATCTTTAAGAATTTCATCTGCTTGATTATCAGTCAAGTCATTTGTAAACTCTGCACCTTTATAGTGTTTTTGCCAATAAGCAAGGAACTCTGTCTTTCCAATACCATACTTAAGCAAAAAATAATGTGCGTGACTATTGCCTTCACTAATGATGCTAATATAAAGATCAATGGTAGTTACTTGACGACGACCAGTAAACAACACTTGCGTTACACTACGGTTCATTGCCCTTTCTAATGCATTTGTTTTGCGGGGCTGCACACCAGGCTCCTTAGCCTCGATAGCGTGTAATCCATTTAGATATGCTGTAATTTCGTCGATCATTAAATCGACCTCTACACCAAACCCAATTAGACATTTTCTAAATGGTGTATGTGTTACCAAAGCCAACAATAAGTGTTCTATAGTCACATACTGATGATTTCTTTCTTGGGCATAATTAATTGCCTGTTCGATAATACTTTCAATTTCTGGTGAATTTTGCATATAAAATATTTAGTTTGTCCTATGTCGTAATATAGCATCAACTATATCGTTATGAATATTATCAGGTATGAATGGTTTAATCAAGATCAATTGGTCTCCGTATTGATTTGTGCCGTTTAATGGCATTCCATGCCCCGGCAATTTTAACTGCATAAAGGGCTGTGTTTTGGCTTTAACATGTACATTAACTGTTTTACCAGATATTGTTGTAAACTCAAAACTAGTACCCGAAATCAAATCTAACACAGATATACTTTGATTACTATATAAATCGTTGCCTCTACGGTCGTATTTCAAATCGGGTAAAAGATTAAATTCAACTAATAATATAGCATTATCTATTACCCCATCATAACGCATTTGATCACCGGACTTAACACCAGGTGGTATAGTAACATTAATTGCTTTTGGACCTTGTTGCGTGTGTAGTTGCAACATTTGGTTAGTTCCAGTATATGCATCTTTTAATGACACATTAAATTGTGTTCTTAAAACTTGTCTTTGTGATCTACCAAACGGATCAACATGCATACCACCAAACATTTGTCCAAAAATATCATTGATGTTTACACCATTATTAAATCCAAACCCTGGTGGAAAGCCTTGTGGTTGTGGATTATCATACTGCGCTCTCCTGTCTGGATCACTAAGCACAGCATATGCTTCTTGTAACTGTTGAAATTTAGCGGTATCACCGCCCTTGTCAGGATGATGCTGACTTGCTAATTTACGATAGGCTTTTTTAATTTCATCGGGTGTGGCTGTCTTACTTACACCCAATACAGAGTAATGGTCCATGTTTTATTATAACAGAATTACTTCTTAGGTGCAAATTTTTCTAGACCAGTAAAGCCCAAACCTGCTACAACGATCCACATCATAGCATCAAACAAATTTGGACTTACATTATAATTACTGAAAAGGTCTACAAAGAATGCTATTACACAACATATAAATGCTAGAAATGCTACAACTCTTTTGCTTGATAGCATAGTGGCATCATTGCTGTCTGCTAACATACCTTTTAAATTTCTTACGATTGTTTCTAACATATTATAGCCCTGCTATTGCCTTTAAGTTTTTAATTTGTGTATCACTTTCATACAATACTTTAGTTTGTATACCGGCTATTTCGCGCATTTCGTTTAATTCTGCTTCGTTTTCTTTAACCTTTTTATATTCGCTTGGACTCAATATGATATGTTGTTTTAATACTTCTTCATCAGCAGCATATTCTTCATCATTAATTCTAATTTTATACTTTGATGGAGCCATGTCAGTTAGTGTTTCCAAATCTTCTAGTATTTGTATAATTCTTTTTGGAACGCTAGTTCTACGATCAAGTTCAACAAACACTAGATACTTACCTGGTTCTATTGCACCATCGCTAACATCAGCATCAAGAACAAAATCATAGCCTCTTTCTAAAAAGGTTACTAAATCATTTGCTGCTAATTTTGAATTTAATTTAAATGATAATGTTACGATATCGCTATCGTCGCCAATTTTGGCTGAGTATTCGTCTACTGTTACGAACGGGCTGATTTGGCCCTTTAAATCATGATAATCTAAACCTTCAGTTAACATATCATAGTCCGCCAATTGTTCCAGCTTCTGGGGCTTCTGATTGAGTTTGTTCTTCAGGTGTTTGAGATTCTTGGGAGTCATTTGTTTGCTCCTTGTCTAAATCTTCGTCATATGCGCGGTCAATATCGTCTAAATCAATATTCTGACCTGCTAGGTCAATTGATCCTTCCTTATAATCATCGATCATTGATAATGGTAATTCTATTTCTACTAACCAAACTTTTCTAGGTGACCATTTAGGGTAGTTAGTGCCTGGAACTAAATCGTCATAGTTCTTAACTGCTACTGGAACCTTGATTGTCGTTTTAGCAAATTTTACCTTGCCGCCTATGATCAATATTCTTTTAACTGCTCTAGGATCTGGCATTAGTCCCTTAGGCCACATGAACATACATTTTACCGTATATCTGCCCAAATTTGGGCCCTGTACGAGTTCGCCTAATTCCCAATTCTTAAAGGCATAAATGTCAAGTTCGTCCAATACGCGCTCAAAGTCTAATAGCATGGAAATGCTACCGTCGCTGGTCATAATACCCTTTACAGTATCTATAATACTAACGAAATCGACATCGTTGAAAAAATCGTCTGCTACTCTATGGGACATATTAGTATTTATCTCAGACGAATATATCTATAGGAAGGTTTATCACTGTGGTAATATATTTATCATAAAACGATGTGTCAATAGTGCTACAATTTGACAGTATTTACCTATTTAAATATCTATGACACACTTCAATCGTGTCTAACCTCAAAAGGAGATATCACTTGAGCAAGAGAAAAACTGGAGCCTTAAGAAAAGAACAGCAAAAACAAATGCAAAATTACAACAAAAACTTCTCTATAAATGAATCAAAAACAATAGATTTTAACCAAGAACATTATAAATCTAAAAATCGAAAACCTGTAGAATTAATACCCCAGTCAATAAATCAAGAAAAATATATACTTTCTCTATTAGATAAAGAGCTAGATATCGTAGTAGTTTCGGGACCGGCAGGTACCGGTAAAACTTATCTAGCAATGCTTGCTGCTATACAGTCACTAAGAAAGGGTGAAGTAGAAAGAATCATACTTACAAGACCCGCAGTAGCAGTAGACGATGAAAAACATGGATTCTTACCGGGTGATTTAAATCAAAAGATGGAACCTTGGATAAGACCTTTATTAGATGTACTGCGTGAGTATTATTCACTTAAAGAAATCATGCATATGATCAACGAACAGATTGTTGAAATTACACCATTAGCATTCTGTAGAGGAAGAAATTTCAAAAAGAGTTTTATTATATTAGACGAGGCGCAGAATGCAACTCCAAGTCAGTTAAAAATGCTCATGACTAGAATTGGGATAGGTAGTAAAATTGTTATTACCGGAGACATAGAGCAAACAGACAGACGAACCGCAGATAATGGTCTTTTAGATTTAAACAAAAGACTTTACGATCAACCTGTCTATGGCATAGGAGTTTGTACTTTTGAATTGAGAGATATTAGGAGACATAAAATTATAGAAAATATTTTAAAATTATACCCATAAAAAACGGGGATTATTTCCCCGTTTCTTTAGCACTTATTGTTGCTTCTTTTTCTAACTGTTCTACAATGTTAGGGTATATTTTATAATAATAGTCGCGCATCTTGTCGAAGGTAGTATCTAATCTATTACCTTCGACAACACATTTTTCTACCTTTTTACTAGCAAAGTCTAAAATAACATTACAGGTTTGCCAATCACTAGTCTTAACACGCTTGGCTAATGTAACATGTTCGTCTATTTGACCGCCTGGTTTTCTATAAAATGTAATTAAAAAGTAACGCATATTATTGTGGATCAAAAGTTAGAACAATCTTTCCGCCCTGTTCAAATTCATTCCAAGCAAGCAATGTCTCACCACCATTTTGTGTTTGAACATAAGTCTTGCCTAATGCTGTAGCAGTCATTTTGATTGTTTGCGCACTTGGATCCATCCAACCACGATCAACATAAACACCTGCTAATGGACCATAACTAACATTACCTTGCATGAACCAAACATTCGGCTGCTGCCAAAATCGCAAAGCCTTAGCATTGTTAGTATCCATGCTATTCCAAGTAAATGATTCACCTGGTTTAATAGTAGCAGGACCGCCTGCACCAGTGCCGCTCATATCAATATTATAACTTGTATTGTTAACAACCTGTACTGTTGCTTCCCAAGCAAATACAGTTGTACTAAACAATGCCATTGCCAATAAAAGTAATTTCTTCATATTTGTACCTCTGTGTATTTAATTTATAGTGAGGTCAGTTCTATTAAAGTTGCTGCCAGACTAATCTCTGCTATACCAACTAGTGGGAGAGTTGCTAGCCCATTTCTGATAATGACGATAGCCTGATCTTTCTTTTCATTTGTGTTACCCCACAAATCAAGATTGTCATACATCCATCTATAAATCTCATCAAGTCTTGTAGGATACAATGCAATATAATGCATTAGTTGCTGACGACCGTCAAGTATCTTGCCGTTCTTGAACAGAGTTACAACATTGGCTAGAATTTCATTCTCGCTTGATCCCTCACCTTGCGGCGACAATAACTTGCCTGTTCCAGAATTGACTTGCAGTTGATTCAAACACTTGCGCAAGTCTGGGTAAGTAGTACGAATATATGTGTCTAATGTTTCTGGATCTGCCTCTATGTTTTCCTTAGAGAGTACTGTTGCAGCACGGATTAGAAAATCATTCATATCGGGTTTAACAATATGAAATTCGTGACACCGACTCTTGAGTGCAGGAATGATCTTGTGCTGGTAATTACAAGTTAGGATATAGCGTACAGTCATATGATACGCCTCCATATCATTTCTCAAAGCGGCTTGCGAGTTGTGAGTAAGATAATCTGCCTCGTCTAACAGCACTACTTTGAACTTGCCAAAGGGCATCGTCTGCACGAAACTATTGATTTTGTCGCGCAAATGTTCAATGCCATTTTCACGACTTGCATTGATCTCAAGCACATCAAAATCTTCTACACCCAATTCGTGTATAAGAATTTTAGCGAGTGTCGTTTTACCTGTGCCCGGATCACCCGAAAATAATAAATGCGGAATGCTTTCTTCTTTGACCCATTGTTGGACCATTGTTTTTTGCCTTTCATCGGCAAACACATATTCATCGACATTGTTCGGTCGATACTTTTCAACCCATAGTTTATTTTTCATTCTGTTATACTAATACAGGATTTATCTGTTGTCAACAGTTTAGATGACCTTATTGCTGAGTGTATGGTCATTTACGGGTTCGTCGCTGACCATAAGTATGTCGTTGATATCCACTTTGCGAATTGTTTTTTCGCCTTCGTCATCTTCAATCTTTATGCCGCGAGTCCAACGACCATGGGCAATCATGATCCATTGACCAATTTTAATTTCTTTTTGCTCCGGGCCTATAGCATAAACTTTAGCCCATCTTGGGCGTATTCCAGAATTTTTCATATCGTCATTGATTAATACAATTCCGCCATTAGAAATTCTTTCTTCAAATGCCATATCCGAAACAATTACTGTGTCGTTAAGTGCTTTTAATTTAGATATTTTATAAGGATTGATATTCATAATTATTTACTTTCGTTCTCTTTTGCTTTAATTGCTTCAATTTCTACGTCATCTTCCTGTAAACTTTCTAGTTCCTTTTCTTCCTGTGACTTTTCAAATTGTGCTACTGGATTAACTCTTTCTACAGTTTGTACGACCGGGACACTCTTAGCGTTGGCTGATTTATTGCCCACAGTCTTACCATATGCTTTTCCAACTTTTTGTGTTACCGGGACTACAATTTTGCCATCACTATCAATAGTATCCCCGCGCGCATTAACACTCATATTACCTACGGCGCGTGAGCGTTCATGTTTTGTGGCTAGCGCGGACATGTCTAATACTTTACCTTGTGCTGTTCTATAATTTCTTGCCATTGTAGTACCTCACTTTAAAAATTCTTCGATATCTAAATCGTAATATAAACTATTTATTTTATGAACCCCTAGTAAAAATAATACAAAACTAGATACACTACTACCTCTACCTACGCCCCATACTATATTATGTTGTCTCATTGTGTCTACCAAATACTTCAAGTATTTTAACAACATAAACATATTGCGTTCTTGAAACATTAATAGTTCCTTTCCTGCTCGTTGCAATTCATCATCATTTTTGCATTGATCCAAAATAAACTTTGCTATGTCCATATCAACATAAGTTTTTGGCAGACAATACTTAGTTTGATTAATATTATCAAATTCTGCAACTGATATATCTTTTTGGATATATCCATGTAAATCTGGCAATTCGTCAATGAAGTCTGGAAAATTTATATTATGTTCAACCAAAACTCTTTTTAGTTTTCTATCTGGGTCCTGTAGATATAGGTCACAGATATCTGCTTCATCTAATATGAATTGACCGAACTTATCTTTGCGCATCAGAAAATAATAACACAAATTTTATATTTGTCAATCTTCTTGGTCTAAGTCTTCCCAACTTAACCCTAATTCATTCCAATCTGTATTGTTAGTAAAGAGTTTGACCACTTTATCTTTTTTACTGTTGGAAGATATATAATTGGTATTAGTAGTTGAATTATTCCACCAATTCTTACCGGAGAATAAACTTTCTGCTTCCTCGTCGCTAGTGTCGAACTTGATATTGTTTGTAAGTTTGCTACCAAAAATTATATTTGTGATATGTAACTTTTCTTCCATAATAGCATTTAACTTTAATAGTAATATCATTCCTATAATCTGGTCAAATGGTTCTTCCGGGATTACTAATACTGGTATCCCGGCTTTATCGTAATTTTCTATATATTTGGTATCATCTTTACTTATCCAAATATGATTTTCTATATTGTTGGCTATGAAATAGTTTATGCGTTCTATTGCAATATTTTGTTCGCGCATATTGTCCGTCACTACTTCCATATGTAGTGTAAGTTCATATAAGTTTATTAGGAACTTACCTTCAAAATGGATCGCGCTTTCAAAAACAAAGTCTTTTTGGATTTTAATACCCATCAAGCTTACTTATCTTTCTGAATGTTGATCTGTAAGTTTATTTTTTGATTTTTAATAAGGTCATCCATTTTCTTGTTATAAGCATTCTTATAACTTTCAATAACCATTTGTAACTGGTTAATCATTGGGCCATTGCCCGATCTATAGGCAAAATTAAGTTTGGAAGTAAGGTCAGATAATGTACTTTGTAAATCTTCTATGCTTTTATCATTCAGGTCGCGAATAAACGGGTGTTCCATAAATTACCAAGTCGATAATGATATTCTAGTCCAGATGTTTGAGCCACTATAGAATGTAGCATCCATAGAAGTAGTTGCGTTTGCAGTCACATTGGCTAGTGGATATGTGGCGCCCGCTACCCCACCTGATCGTGTATTAGAAACAGTGATGAAACTTGATCCTACTGTCTTTACATAATATGTGGTACCTGCTACTAGATTGCCAAATGTTGTAGTGGTTGATCCGTTAATTTCCATAGTGTCGAATATTACGGGCATATTTGCTACAACACCTGCAGTTGTAGGATTAGTGTTGCAAGTAATTTGGTTAGTCACTGATGAAGTTGCTGTGCCTTTTAAAACAATTGTGTTAGCGTTGTAGTTACCGGTACAAACATAAAAATAGTTTGCATCTACTGCTACTGTTCCTGCAACATCGCCCTTAAAGCCTGTTGGGCTAGGAGTTCTTGTTTGAACTTGTGTAGTTTTGAAAGGTCTATTGATTGGTTCGATATAAATTACATTACCGCAATCTTGTGTAGTGAGTTTATAATTTAATTGCTGAGCTGCATAGGGTGCAGTTATAGTCATTACATTGCCAACTACTTGAAAGTTTTCTAATAATGTTGCACCGTAATTATTATTTGTAGATACTACTTCGCTAGGGAAAGTTATTGAAGCATTTGTGTTTGACACATATAGTTGTAGTTCTATTGATTGCTCTGTTCCTGCTGGACTCCATTTACCAAACTGTAATGTAACATTTTCGTCTACTGCACCATATTGTACATCTGCCAATGATGCGTCAATAACTACCGTACCCGCTAACGCATTGCCTAAATTATATGTTGTTGCGCGAAAACTTCTTGTGGAAGCATTGCTTATGAGAGTGTTTGCCATGTCATTGTTTAATGACAAATTTGCTAATGCACTCTTGAGTACCACCTTATTTTGTAGGTCGGTAATTTCAGTACCCGCTACATCAAGGTTATTTTTAATTGATGTAAAATTGTCACGGAAACCCTGACTACTGTTATTTTGTCCCGGAACTGGATAGTTTACATCTATACCGTTTGTGTTAATCGTACTCATTTATATAATTCCTGCTAGTGTATTTAGTAATACTGTGGGGTATCAGGCAAAATTGTCTTTCTTGGCATAAGGACATAGAAGTTCTTACTATCAAGAGGGTCGGGGGTAGGTGTTGCGCTTGGTAGTTGAGTCCAACTTGGGGGAGTCAAAGTAGTATCATAGTTATAAGTCAAGCGTTTATCTACTGTAAATCTATCAATTTGGAAATTAATTTCATTAAGAACATACTTTCTATTAGTAATAGGTTCTTTCCAATTGTTGACAATATTGTTTTTGACTTTTTCAGCGAATCCTGGCTTCGTGTAGCATATTACCCAAGCAGGGGTAAATCCTAGTGTGCTACCATTACTTTGCTGACTTGTCATCCAAGTTGGTAACAGTCTAAAGTCGTCTTGTTGTCCTAATGTTTGACCTACACGGTTGCGCATGTTCGGTAAACTGTTTGGATATAATAATCTAACATAGCCCGGTGTTAAACTTGTATAGAATGTAGGGGCGCCTGTTTGTGTTTTAATAGGTACTAGTGTTTGTGTTTGCAGATAGTCATCGTTTTGCGTATATAACTCATAACCATCTGGCAATGGGAATATAAAACTAGTATAGATATCTGTTCTGCTTGTATACCAAGGACCCTGATTTAAACTTATCAATCTAGGCCAAAATATTTCTTCGTTAACACTCACACCTTCTGGGTTAATTAGATTGTCAATTACATTGCTATAAACAACCTCGTAAATAACTTCTCCTTGTTCATTCTTTGCTTGTGCTGTGCTGATCTCGCCCAGTGTGATGTTACGCCAATAGTGATTTTTTGTTACAGCCTCTACATATTCAGGGAAAGAACTAGCATCAATATTATATGCATGAACATATGTTACATTTTTTGCCTTACCAAAATTTTGATCTTCTGGTCGATACAAATAATCGTTTGGTATAATTATATTATCATCAAGCAATGATGCTATCAAATCCCTGTCTTTGAAACTTGGTGTACACTTGATATATAGATTGTCGCAAGGTTGTGTAAACTCTTGCAATATAGTTAAAGTAAATGTTCTTTTACTTGATACGATATTATAAGTTGGTGAATATGCTTCTATAGTAAATGTAAAAACATCTTCTCCGTTTGGATCTGTAAATGTACTTGTTGGTTGATATGCGACGATACCAGTTAATTCACCGTTATCTAATAGCGATAAATTAGGAGGTAATGTTCCACTATCTATTCTATATAATAACGGTACATCGCATTCTGCTTTAATTGTTTTAATGCTAGTAGTGCCATTATAGATTATTCCTAAATCACTATCAGTTAACCAATTAATTGTACCGTCAATATCATTTGATAATCTAAATCTAAAACTATAAAACGGCGACATCAATGCTGGATAACTTGTTTTAGATACTCTAACTGAAAAATCAAATTGTATTATATTATCATCTGGTATTATTGGTGTGCCCGTTATCCAACCGGTTTCGCTATTACCTGTCAAACCTGACCCCGGTGGAAAGTTAAATGTGTAAGTTAATTCATCACCCTCAAAATCTACCCCCAGCATTTTGAAACTAAAGTAATTGTCGCTTTTAATTTGTCCTATATATGCAGGAGTAGTTAATGGGTATGTTGTTCCTTCTATGGGATATGTTCCGAATTTTGGCAATACATAATAACCAAATATTGAACTGTCTGTTGCTAGATCATATGTAGGTGGTCTTGTATTTTCTATTACGGGAGGTCTATTATGCGGTCCTAATCCTGGACCACCTTCTGCTATAGGTGTGTTAATGTTTTCTACAGTTATAGAATAACTTTGTGTATCATTACCTAATGGGCTTATTAATTCTAATACAAAGTTATAAGTTGAAATAGTTGGTAATCCTTTACTCTGAATAGGTAAAGTAATTGTCATAAATCCGCTGTCGTTGGCTAGTGTATATGTAGGACCAGATATTGTTGTGCTAATAGTAAAGTTTGTGCTGTTTATTACATCCTTTACATAATATGTTTGACCTGCTGTAACACCACCAAACACACTACCACTAAAAATAATTTCACGACCTGGTTCAAAATCTTCCGTTGACAAACATGTTATAATGTTTGATGTAATAATTGTTGCTGCTGTGATAACTCTAGGCAATGTAACAGTAGTGAAAGGTGGTTCTGGATAACCTCTAATTAAACCTGCTCCGTTTATTTCTAATCCGGGTGGTAATGCGCCTTGTAATAATCTAATATATATTGGGTTGTCTGGTATAGGATTATCATATAGTATAGGCAATTCTACCCAAACACTATCATTTGTTGTTAGTAATAAACCAGATGGTGTACTAAAATGTGGGTTCGCACTGCCTGATATAGTTATAGTAAATGTTCTGTCTCTAATGTTACTTAGATTGTCGGTGGCGCGTACTACAAATGTAAAAATCGTATTTTCGTTAACTATACCCGGTGTGCCGGATATGTACCCTGAGTTACTCATAGTCATGCCGTTAGGCAATACTCCGCTTATAATAGCGTATGTGACTGATAATGCAGGTGATACTGCTGTTGCCTGCAATTGAAAGTTACTAGGAATTAATGCTGCGAATGTAGCAATATTTCCTGCTGGTGTTGTCCAAACTGGTTGTGCCATATTAGTATTTATAAACCATTAAATTGCCCACTTATCTGATAGGTAAGTTTCTACCGATAGTATTTCAGTAAATGTTAATGTTCTAGTCCAGATCATCATTTCGCCTATATATCCACTAAAGGGATTACTTGGTGGTTGCGAATCGCCACCTACAAATAATCCAGTAGCAGAACCTGATGTTGCCGTGCCGACATTAGCACTAAAAGTCAAACTTTGCTCTACACCGTTGACGCGAAACTTTAGCCTTTTGTTATTCTGTATGGTAATGTTAGCATCTGTCTGCGTACCATCTAATATTTGACCCATATACTTAAAGTTTGTTGTATTACCTGCATTGAGGCTTTTAGCACGGCCGCCTGCCGTTTCAACACCCCAATAAGTATCCCAAAAGAATTGATAACCACCTGTATTCGTTGATGTGACTCGGGGTATACCGGTTAGTGCGTTTGCTTTAATTACAATATATGTTGTCTGCCCTGGTAAACTCAACGCCCAACTACCAATTGGGTTCAATGTTAGCACATCGTTACTGCCGTCAAATAATATAGCACCATAACCATTTTGCTGGTTACTACGCCAAGTTGGCTGTCTAGTACCTGATGTTTGATTAGCATCACGACCTGCCCCTTGTTTGTCTATCCACTTTTCAACTGGTTGTGTATTAGTTGGTGCTGCGCCACCACCGGTTTGAATATAAGCAGAATTACTAACTGAAGCATCATACCATAGGTTCAAACCAGGAATTTGATTAGGCGTAATGATGTTGTGACCACCAATGCCTAAATAGGGCATTAATATGCCACCCATATTACATCACTCCTGCGCCAACTATGAACCAAGTATCAGTTGCGACTTTAGTGATCGTAGCAAGACCATAACTAGTGATTGTTCTATTGCCTGCTGTGCTGTTGCCAGCAAGATACATAGTAACACCCGTGCCTTGCGCTACTGTGATATTACCTGTGCCTTGATTAATGATATTAATTGTAGCTCCGATATTATATGCTACACTAGTATTATTAGCGATAGTCAATGTAATAGCATTTGCTGATGTTGAATAATAATGCTTACCAGCATCAGTCAATGCTATAGTTGTGTTAGCAGATAATGACAATTGTGGTATGTCACGATAACCTATAGCAAATCCGTTCGTGTTACCACTTATATTTCCTGTAACAGTCAATAGATTTGTAGTCTTATCGAATGTTAAGTTGGCGCTAGCATTGGCTGTGTTACTATCATTGAATATGATTTGTGTATTACTACCTGCTACTGGGCCAGTAGCGCCTGTTGCGCCATTTGTTCCAGCAATTCCGGTAGCCCCTGTCGCTCCTACAGCGCCCGCAGAACCTGAAGCACCTTGCAATCCAGTAGCACCTTGGCTTCCGGTGGCGCCAGTTAATCCTGTTGCGCCAGTTAAACCTGTTGCTCCTATCTCACCTGTAGAACCTTGTAAACCAGTAGCGCCAATAGGTCCTGTACTACCTGCTATGCCAGTTGCACCTGTACTACCAACTGCGCCGGTAGCACCTGTACTACCAACTGCGCCGGTAGCACCTGTAACACCATTGACTAATGCTATAATTAAAGATGACCCGTTTCCAAATCCTGGCGTTGTGCCTGTGCCGCCACTTGCAGATAATGTTACAGGATACATCCAATATTGATTGCTTACACTACTTGGTGTACCAGTAATAGTCCAACGCTGATAATTATTGCTATTGGCACTGTCTTGTACTAAAATTGTTTCTGTTTGTTCTACTAGTGCTAAAAATACATCAACATCAGTGCCGGTGCTAGTCAAGTGATTTATATTAATTTGTGTGGCGCTAGTTTGTGTGCTATTGTTCCATAATAAATTGCCGCTACCAGGATCTCCTGATGTACTTGTTGTTAGTGCGTTGTAGTTAAAATAACTTGATGATAAACCTGCAGCGCCTGTGGCTCCTTGAACTCCTGTCGCACCAGTAGCACCGCTACCTGTTGCCCCTATTTCTCCTGTAGAACCCTGTATCCCTGTTGCTCCTTGAGGTCCTACTGAGCCAGTCGCGCCTACTGGACCTGTGCTGCCTGTTAACCCTGGTGTACCTGTTGCACCTGCAATACCTGTAGCACCTTGTGAACCAATAATACCAGTAGCACCTACTGGACCTGTACTGCCTGTTGCACCGGTAATACCAGTAGCCCCAGCAACTCCTTGTTTCCCCATTGCTGCTACTTCCCAAGCACTAGTCAAATTATTATAATATTTTAGAACAGACATCGTGAATTCCTATTTATATCGTATTTAGTTGTTTTTTGCTCATAGACCGTACTTGCTCTTAGATGCGTTGTAGTTTTCAGTCACATATCATACGCCGTAAACGCCCCTCATAGCATTAAAATTCTGCTTTACCTGCTCTGCGGTCAATGCTATATTGTATATTAAACTTTGCCCTATCTGACCATTTATTGGATAACTACCGGTCACACTAGCACCAGTATACGCACTTAATCCAATCCAGCAATTTTGATTGTTGCTCATAGTGCCTGTAGTGGTATCAGTAACACTGCTCGCCAACACACCGTCTATATACAGATACAATGTATCTAGTGCTACGCTACGCACAAACACACCATTGTGCCATACCCCATCACATAGATTAGTTGAGTTTGAAACATTTTTACTGTTTGGACCACTAGCCGCAATGTCTCCAATCAACCGACCATTGGTAATTTCTAAATACAGTCGATAGTTCCACGGAGTTCCGCCTACTTGTTCTTTTGAAAATAACATTTGATATGTTGTAGTAGTTGAAGTTTTAAACCATGAACTCAATGTAAATGTTTCAGAACTAAGATATTGTCCAGTGTTGATATATCTATAGTTGGTAGCGCCATTGAATCCAAAACTCGGTGCTCTCGCCGTAGAATATGTTACACCATTTACTAATGTAGCAGTATATTTGTTAGGACTTAGATCATAACAACTAGTGCCGGATCCTGGATAACTACTAGATAATTGCGGCTCTAGTCTAAGTTGAAGCCCAGATGTAATGATCTGCCCTGGTTGTGCAGAAATGGCACTCATTACCCCAGCCATTAATAAACTCCCGTACCATTAATAAACCAAGTATCACTTGCGACCTTCATCAATGTAGCCATGCCATATGTGCCTACAACTCTGTTACCTGCACTTGAACTACCTGCCATGTATAGTGTAACACCTGCCGCTGCATTCACTAGTACATTACCTGCCGCCTGTACAACGATTGTGATGGCAGTACCTGTATTAAATGCTACGCTGCTGTTCAACGGTATAGTAAGTGTAATATTGCCGGCAGTTGTTGAATAGTAATGTTTACCGGCATCGGATAATTGTAGTGTTGTATTACTTGCTGATAGTTGAGGTATGTTTAGATAACCTAATGTGAAACCATTTGTATTACCAGTAATGTTTCCAACAGTCAATGTGTTTGTATCACTTCTATATGATAAGTCAACATCTGCTCTGACTATCTGTCCGTTTGCGCGATTTTCAACAAATGTTGGGTAATAAGTGGTTGTTAGTCCGTTTGTATTCAGTACATCAACTAGTGGGGCACTTGCTTGTGTGCCATTAGCATATTTGACCGCGAAAGTATTGCCCGGTAGTTTTAAGTTGCCAGTATTGTCAAATGCCCAAGTATGATCTGCGTTAGCATTGTCAGTAACAATAGTAAAGTTGGCTGCTGATGTTACACTAAAGAAATCATTTAAACTTGGGCCTGCGCTTGCGTCACCAGTAAAGTTTATATTACCTGGTACACCTAAGTTGCTATAAATATCGAATTCCCAATTGTAAGCAGATGCAGTGACAACTAAGTTACCTGCTGGTTGAATGTTTAAATTATTATTAATTGTACCAACGGTGCCGTTACCTAATAATATTAGTTCATTACCAACTTCTACTGTGCCGCCGCCCATAGTATCAGTAAACTTGTAGTTAGCACTTGCGGCAAATGTTCCACTACTATTATACTGTATTTCATTGTTGTTACCTGCTGGTGTACCTGCCGGGCCAGTAGCACCAGTAAGACCAGTAGCACCTGACGCGCCTATACCAGTAGCACCAGTAGCACCTGAAACACCTTGTGCGCCAGTAGCACCGGTTAAACCAGTAGCACCTGTTGCACCAGTAGCGCCATCTGCTCCGCTGTCGCTAGTATCTACCCATAGTATTGTAGTATCTAATGGTGCTGTTGATTGCGCTATGATGCCTGCGTCACCTGTACTACCAGTAGCACCTGTACTTCCTATTGGTCCTGTACTTCCAGTTGCGCCTGTAGCACCGGTTGCACCCGCACCAGTAGCACCGGTATCTCCTGTTGCTCCTTGTATGCCTGTTGCTCCTGTACTACCTTCTGGTCCTACTATTGTTCCTACATCAGTCCATACACCGCTTGCTAATACCCAAAGATTACCGGTCGATTCATCGATAACTCCATCGCCATCAACCGCACTTGGAAATGCTGTGTTGAGTGTTAGTTGTGGGTCAATACCTACTGTTGGTACGCTGCCTATAATTTTTACGCTAGTGCCGGCTGGTCCTGTTGCACCCATATCGCCAGTTGCACCAGCAACACCAGTAGCACCTGTTGCGCCATCAATGCCTACACCAGTTGCGCCTTGAGGGCCTGTTGCCCCAGTAGAGCCATTCAAATAAAATGGACTCCAACCTACATAAGTATCAGGTGTATAACTTTGAATGTAGTTTGCGTAATCGCTAAGAATCCATAATGTTCCACCATATGAAACTATGTCGTTAGGATTATATGCGACTAGTGCTGACCATATAAACGGAGAACCTTGTTGGTACGGAGCAGGACCTGTTGCACCAGTACTACCTATACCTGTAGCTCCAGTTAAACCTGTTGCACCAACAGGGCCAGTTGCGCCTATTGTTGAATCACTTTTTACTGTATACCATTGGTATGCCGCAGGAGCAATATATTGTATTGTAAATCCTGCAGGATGTGAATATGCTGTGTTTGCTGCTAGTTCATCAATTGCTACATTGGCTTGTGGATATACATTTAATGTGTTCGCAGTATCATTTTGTATCCATATTGTTAAGCCTGCTGTTGCGTTAGGAAGCCTTACCCCAGTACCAACATTTACAGTTGATACTACGCTCATAGCATTAGACAATTGTGTTGCTGTTGCTAGACTATTACCATTAGCAACTATTCCTAATTGAACTGTAGAATGAATAAATCCTGTTGTGCTGACATTACCTAAATTAGCGTTATTTGCTATCGATATTGAATTACCTCCAATATGGTTAGCGTTGATATTTGCATTACTATCTATAATTTGAACTGGCGGTATACTAACTGTGTATCCGCCTATCGAGTTGAATGGTTCAGCAGCCATGTAAATAGTCCTTTATTAGAATATTTATCACAAAAAAAGAAAGGGCGCACTAGGCGCCCAATCTTTTGAACTGATCAATCCAACTATTATTGGAAAGTCAAATTCTGTACAGCAATCTCACCAACGTAATCTGCTGCGTTGCCGAAGCTGCTTGCAGTGTTAGTTAATTCGATGTAACCATAACGAGTCATAAATGACACGACTGGTTCGAATGTTGATGGATCTAGAACAACGCCACTGCTCATCAATGGAATGTATGGGCAGTAGAATGCTGCTGCGTCTGTCTCACTTGAACCCTTATAACCAACCAATACTGGCTGAGTATCTGGAGCATATGAGTCAACGAATACGCGCATTGCACCGTTTAATGTACCTACAAACTTAGTGTTTGTTGGTGCTTCAAATGTGCCTTCAGTTGTTCTTGCGAATGCTGAAGTTGTTGCTGACTGTAGAACAGTTAGAGCTGCTGATGATACAACTGCCCAGTTACCTGCACCACGACGAGTGCGCTGTGCAATCAAGTTTGCAACGCGGTTGATTAGAACTGCTAGAGCAGCATGTTCGTCACCGACGTATGTTGCAGTACCTGATACTGTTGCTTGGTTGTATGTGAACTCAGTTGAAGCAAGAGTGCGTAGTGACAACAAGATTTCTTGGTCGATTTCAGCAGTAATTTCTTGAGCAAGTGCTGCCATAATTTCTGCTTCGACGTCGATACCGTGCTGTGACTGTGCATCTTGTGCTGCTTCAAATGTCCAGCGTGCTTGTAACTTACGTGACTTGGCTTCGACAGCCTGACGCAAGATTTGTACGCTGATTTGCTTACCACCATTGCCTTCTAGTGTTGCTGTGTCTGCACCAGTATATGCATTAGTTGAACCAGCAGCTAGAGTTGTGCGAGAATAAGCCTGAGCAATTTTGAATGGGCTCAATGCTTCTTCACCAGCAGTTACAGATGTCTGTGCTGCTGAGTTGTCAGTTAAGCTGTTAGCATAACGAACACGCAATGTGTGGATCTGACCAACTGGACCAGTCATTGGCTGAACGCCGACTAGTTCGTTAGCGATAACAGTTGGCATAACACGACGAATTACTGGAAGAATAACGCGATTTAGTGTTGCGATATTACC